CGGATCGCCACCGTACGTCCGCCGGCTGGACGAGCCCTTGCCGATCGTGCCGTCCTTGCGGTGGATGATCAGCTCGGAGCGCTGGCCGAAATACAACCACGCGTCGCAAAGAATGCGTCGCATTGCTTCGATCATTCCGTCGCGGAACGTACCCGAGAGGACGATGGCCCCATCGACCTTGCATACAAATGCATCCTGTTTGGCGGCATAGGTCAGGTGGTAAACGTAGCGAATCGGCTTCGGATTCGTCGCGCGCTTCGTGGTCATGGCTGCAGTACCCCTTGCGCGGATTCCCACGCGTTGTTGATCGCTACCATGCGGTCGGCGTCGCCACCGCGGTCCGGGTGGTTCTCGGATGCGAGCCGGCGATAGGCCACGCGCGCCTCGTCCAACGTGGCGGTCTGGCCCAGGCCGAGGATCGACCGCCAGTCCGTCGCGGCCGGGTTCGGGAGGGCGGCGAAGCCGGTGAACGCCCGGTCGAGGATCTCCGCGCCCCCGTGGCGCTCGATCGCGCGCATGGCGTCGAGGGTCGCGGCGATCGCGGCCAAGTTGTCGGCGACGCGCGTGTACTGGTCGATTGCCATGCAGCGCATAGCGCCCTGGTCGCGCCAGTACACCGCAGCCCCGGAGTCGGCCGGCTCTTTCTGGTCGCTGCGCGGCAAGCCGTCCAGGCGCAGCACGAGATTCGTACTGATGACGGTGTCCCAGTCTCCGATTCGCATGCGCTTCAGCTCAGCGCGCACGCGCTCGACGGCGCTCGATACCGTCATTTCGCGCTGGCGCGTGTACGAGCCGCCAGCCGCCGAGTCGCGATAGATGCGCTCGCCGCGACTGAACCGCGCCGCCTTGCGCCCACCGGACGGCGTGCGCTTCCATCCGACTGGCCACTGCAGGGGGTAGGCCGGGATCGTCATGCCGTCATCGCCCTGACCCGCGCCTCGAGCTCCGCCATTTCGTCGAGGAACTCCCGGACCTCGATCGCAATGCGCGCGATCAACGCCTCGTCGCGCTCGACCCGCTTCACGAACAGCGGCAGGCCGGGCCAGTAGCTGACGAAGTCGCACCACGCGCGGCCCGAGATCCAAAGCTGGCCGTGCAGTTGCTTCAGGTGCTCGGCCGGGACCTGGTTCGACAGCAGGCACTCGATCTGCAGGTGCGGCACCTTCGTCTTGATCTCCAGCAGGCCGTCGGTGTCGACCAGGCTGTCGGGGCTGGCGCCGGCGCCGCAGCGGCGCAGGAACCCCACCTGCTCGACGTTGGCGTCCTTCACCAGCGCGTACAGGTCGCGCGCCTCGGGTTCCAGCGCGTGCCCGCGTTCCATGTGGGCGTTCGTGTATCCGTCGACCACCTGGCCCGTGATGCGCTCGCCAATCAGGCGGAGCATGTACTTTCGCCGGCCGACCGACTCACCGCCGCCGCGGCCGCGCGCCATGACGGTATCGAACTCCGAAGCCGTCGGGATCCCGGCACGGCTGGCGTACCACTCGGGCGAGTTCTGCTCGCAGTCGAAGCGCTCGAGGTCATCCACGGGCGGCGCGCTCCTTGGCCTTCAGCGCTGCCATGGCGTTCGGGAACGCCTGGGCCGGGATGTCCTCGACCTTGCTGACTTTCAGGAAGGCCAGGAACTTCGCCCGGTCGCTGCCCGTCGCCTCGAGCATGTCGCGGATCGTCGCGGCCTGTTCGTCGGTGATGCGCTCGATCTCGGCCGCGTGCCCGTCGTCGTCCATGTCCTTCGTGGCGAGGCCGGTCGCGGCCAGCAACGTGTATCGCTGCAGGTAGGACACCGCAGAGCCGACCGCCTGGATCGCGTTTTTCTTGCCGGACTGGTCGGGCGCGCTGCGCAGCACCGTCGATTCGCTGTGACCGAGCCGGTGGGTCAGGACGCAGGTCACGACCACCACGCCGCCCTCGCCCTGGGCGGTGTCCCAGCGGTGCGAGAACCCGCTCTTGGCCAGCCCTTCGACGATGGCCGACGTAACGTCGGACAGGGTCGCGTGACGATAGGAGGTAGTGCCTCCATCGTTCGTCGCGAACTCGACCAGCTTGCGTTTGAGAATCTCCGGCGGGTTCATCTTGAACTCGGCCATCGCCGCGACGTAGGCCTTGCGCGCCTCGTTGGCCTCCCAGTCTTTCTGGATCGCCAGCATTTCCCGGATCGAGGCGGGATCCATGCCGGACGCCGCGAGCGCGTGCATCATCCCGGCCGGCGTGTTCGCGGCTGGCTGCGCGGCGACCATCGCCTGCGCCGGTGCCGGGCTGTCCTCCTGGACCAGCTCGAGCGGCTGGGCTTCAACGACTGCTCTCTTTGCCATGGGAATCCCCTCCGTGTGGTGGTCGTGGTCAGGCGGCGGCAGCAGCGGCTGCCGGGGTCTCGCGGCGCAGTTCGCGGTCAAGCGCGGCGCATAGGACCAGCGTTACCGGGTGCGCGGCGAACCCGTTGTTGGCCAGAAAGGCCTCGGCATCCGCCGCGGCGTCGACCAGGGTGGCCTCGGCGATCCGGCGATCGAGCGCCGCGCTCTCGGCCTTGGCCTGTTCCAGACACATGCGCGCGCGTTCGGCGCGCTGCCGCGACTCCTCGGCGTCGAGCGCCTCTCGCTTGCGGCGCTGGTCCGCTTCGGCGGCCTCGCGGATCCTCGCCGCCTCAGCCTCGGCCGCTGCTCGCGACTCGGCCGCCAGCCTGTCCCGTTGGACCTGGGCGACGCGATCGGCTTCGGCCCGGGCTGCCGCGGCTGCCCGCTCGCGCTCGGCTTCCTCGGCCTGGCGCTTCGCCTGGTCGGCGCGCAGGGCCTCGAGCTCGGCGCGCTCCGCCTTCAGGCGAATGGCCTCTTCCTCGCGCTGGCGCGCGGCTTCATGGAGGGCCGCGAGCTGGTAGAGGGTCTGTTCCTTCGCTGCCGTGGCGGCTTCGGCAAACTCGGCGAACTCCGGGCCGATCACCATGCGCCCGACGTCGTCCATGTGCTCGCTGATTAGGCTCGAGCTGCACGAGCCGGCCGCGGCGACCGCACCGCGGATCTCCGCGATCCGCTCCTGGATCCCGGCCACCCGAAGGCGCTCCGCCTCGATCTTCGCCTCGCGCTCGCGTTCCTTGCGCCCTTCCTCGCCCTTGATCTGCGCGTCGATCGGATCCTCGAGTGCCACGAGCTCGGCGGTGATTCGCTTCGCCTCGGCGTCGATAAGGCGGCTGCGCTCCAACGCCGGCGCCTTGATCTGGACGCGCTTTTTCTCGAGGTTCACCCGATAGTCGCGCAGCTCGGCGCGCGCGGCCTTCGCAAGCGCCATCCCCTCGGACGTGGTCACGTCGTAGCGGATGCCCTTGTAGGCCTGGGCGAGCGTCGCCAGCGCGCCGTCCGTATTGCTGTATTCCTGGATCTGAGTGGTCATGGTTTCCTCGAAAGTGAAGGCCGCGCCGCCGGGGCCACGATGGGGGGATTTCGATTCCCCGACGGCGCGACCGGTGAGGGTCAGGCGGCCTTGCGCTTCGCCTTTTTCGTGGGCTTGCGAGAGGTCTTGTTGCGCTTGGGCAGGATGTCCTTGGCGCGCAGCGAGGCCGCACGCTGCTTGGCGCCGTGGTCGGGGATCGCGCCGTTCTGTCCGCCTTCCAGCGGCAGCTCGGCCTCCTGTTCGAGGTTCACCTTGATGACCTCGTTCAGATGCTCGGCCAGCAACTCGACGAAGTTCTGCGGCGGGGCCTCGACCGTGACGCTGAACGTCATGTCGGACAGCCCCTTCGCGCGTGGCTTGATGCTGATCTTTCCGACACGGGCGCAGCGCACGCGGCGCAGGCCGGCGACGGTGATCGCGTGGCGGTTCTCGAAGTTGCAGTCGGCCTGGATACCCTTGATCGACGGGAAGGCGGTGTTCTGGTCGGCGTCCACCGCGACGGAGCGGAACAGGCCAGCGACCACGGATGCCCCGTCATCGGCGCCAAGCACCGCGGCGGCGGCTTCCGCCGAAACGTCGACCGCCTTGAACTTCATGTCGAGCTGAACTTCGGCGTCGTCGGACTTGCCGCGGTGAGGACGAAGGTCGACCAGTTCGGCGCGACCG